AATTAAGGAATTAGGAAAAGTAGAAGATATTGAAGCTTTACAAACACAGATAGCAACTCTTGCAGCTGATAATAAAGCAGCTTCTGAGCAATATGCAAGAGATTTAAAGATTAAGGATATTGAGCATACAATTGATTCTGTGTTAACAAAAGAAAAAGCAAAAAATGTAAAAGTGGCTTTAGCAGCATTAGAAATGGATATTAAGGATTTAGAAAAATTAGAATTGAGTGAAATTGAAAAGCAAGTGAGAGAGAAAGTGACTGAGGTCAAAAAAACAGAAGGATACTTGTTTGAGATTGAAACAGATCCAAAAAATCCAGCTGGTTATGTGCCATCTAATCCTAAAAACCCCAACCCAGGGGGGAAAGATGATAGTCAAAAATCATATACAGACTGGGCGAAAGAATTGAATGACTAAGAAAGGAATGAAGTAAATTATGGCAGGAAGTAAATTTAATTCAAAAACATTTAACCCACAGGCGTTTGGTAAATATGTAGAGCATGTTCCAAAACCTCGGAAAAATGAATTAATCAAATCAGGAGTATTAAAAGGAAATCAAGATATTAGAGAAACATTTATGTCTCAGACAGGAACAGCTTATGCAGTTTTACCAATGTATGGTAGAATCGGTGGAGATGCCCAAAACTACGATGGTCAAACGGATATTAAGGCGACTACCAGTACAACATTTGAAAGAGGAATTGTTGTTATTGGAAGAGCTAACGCATGGACAGAAAAGGACTTTTCTTATGACATCACAGGCGGTGTCGACTTCTTAGATGATGTTGGAAATCAAGTTAGTGATTATTGGGAGGACATTGATCAAGATACATTAGTATATATCTTAAACGGTATCTATAACATGACCGGGACTAGGAATGAAGAATTTGTATCAAAGCATACATATGATGTAACAAGTAAAGAGGGGGAAGCGGCATTAGTGGGATCCACTACTTTAAACAGTGCGATTCAGCTTGCTTCCGGTGACAAGAAAAGCAAGTTTGAATTAGTTGTTATGCATTCAACAGTAGCAACAACTCTTGAAAACTTAAATTTATTACGCTATATGAAATATACAGATGCCCAAGGAATTGAACGTGAAATGGCAATGGGAACATGGAACGGTAAGAGAGTATTAATTGATGATGGTATGCCAGCGATAGAAGTTGAAGCCGTTGGACAAGTTGGCAATGAAGGAGAAGAGGGGTATGTACCTGCTCAAGAGGCTTATACAAAATACACCACTTATGTTTTAGGTCGTGGTGCTTTTGATTATGAAAACATCGGAGCTAAAGTCCCAGAAGAAATGGATCGTAATCCAAGCATGAACGGCGGAGAAGATACTCTGTATTCTAGAAGACGTAAAGTGTTTGCACCGTTCGGCATTAGTTATACTAAGAAGTCTCAAGCTTCACTCTCGCCAACGGATGTTGAATTAGAAAAAGGTGTTAACTGGGAATTAGTGCATGATAATGCCAGTGTTGCAGCTAATCGTAAATACATTGATCATAAATCTATTGCTATTGCTCGTATCATTTCTAAAGGATAATTATGAATGGTTTGTTAGATTCTATAATAAAAAGATTAATTGACCTAGGGTGTGATATAAAGGAGTACGACTTTAATATCGTTATCTATTTTTCTTCTAAAATTGAGCAGGAAATTTTGAATGAAACGAATCAAATCACACTACCTATTGAATTAAGCTATGTTGTTGTGGAAAGAGTCGTTGGAGAGGTACTAAAGTTTAACAAACAATCAAAGCTTTTTACGGAAGAAGAAATAGAAGGTATCGTCTCTAGTTTATCTATGGGTGATACCTCAGTTTCTTATGATACAAATTTGTCTACAGAAGCAAGGTTTGATAGTATGGTTAGTGAATTAATCCATTATGGGAATGAACAAATTATAAGATTCAGGCAAATAGTATGGTAGAGCCATTAGAGAGGTTATATAAAGGGCGTTGCAACGTTTATGAAAATCAATCTTATAAACGAAGTGATCATTCTACTGGGTTCAAAAATGCGCTAGTAGAAGAGAATGTGCCATGTCGATTATCATTTAAAAATATAACGACAACTAGTAAGGATGGTCACCATGATATCGTAACTAGCATAGTTAAGCTTTTTTTAGACCCAACAATAGAAATAACACCAGGATCTACTCTTGAGATTACGCAGAACAACAGGACGAGTGTATATAGGAGAAGTGGCGAACCAAGTATCTATTCAACACATCAAGAAATTATACTTGAATTGGTAGAGGAGAATACCTAATGAAAAATGGATTTGATTTTAAAGATGTAGAAAAATTTAGAGACAGATTAGATACAGCTAGTCAGTCAGATATTGATTTCTTTTTTGAGAATTGTGCAAAAGAACTAGCCGCACGCTTATTAGCGAAAGTTATTAAAAGAACACCGGTTGGTCAATATCCTAAATCATCAGGTAAGGTTGGTGGTACGCTTAGAAGAGGATGGACTAACGGAGAGAATAGTAATGCTAGTAAATATGCCGAATCTTTAAAAATTGAGAAGAAAACAGGCTATTATGAAATTACGATATCTAATCCAGTAGAGTATGCTGGGTATGTCGAAAATGGTCATAGAACAAGAAATCATAAAGGCTGGGTAAAAGGATTGTTTATGCTTAAAATTTCTGAAGAAGAATTGAGAGTTCAATCGCCATTAATTTTGCAAAAGAAAATGGAGCAATATTTAAGGAGTGTGTTTATGTGATGATTCACGCAATTCAAACGGCAATAACAGATTTATTAGATTCGAGATATGGTTATCCTATTTATACTGATAAGGTATTACAAGGGTTAAAAACACCTTGTTTTTTTGTGTTTTGTCTAACAGACACTCAAAAGTATCGTTTTGCAAATCGATATAAAAAAACATGTAGTTTTGCAGTCCAATATCTTAGTGCTAATAAAGATGACCCAAGTCCTGATAAGCAAGAAAAAGCAGATGAGTTAGAGCTATTGCTAGAATTTTTAAGAATAAAGGATGGAATGATTAAAGCGAATGAAATGAGCACAGATTTTCAAGGTGAACCATTAACTATTACATTAACATATCCATTTTTTGTTTTGAAAAAAACAACCGAGCAGGAAGCTATGCAAAGGTTAGAACAGCAATCGCATATAAATGATCAATAAAAGATAATGAAAGGAATGAAATAAATTATGGCAGGAGGAAATTTTACCGGTCAAAACAAAGTACGTCCAGGGGCGTACATTAATTTTAAAGCAAGTAAACAAGTCTCTAGCATCGGTGGTGTAAGAGGAGTTGTTGCAATTCCGTTAGTGCTACCTTGGGGACAATTAGATAAGATTATTACTGTAAAATCTACGGATTTTGCAGATGGTACTGCTATGGCATTAATTGGGTTAAGTGCAACTAGTGAGGGAGACAGTGCAGAATATTTAAGACAGGTGCTATCAAACGCACCAACATCCCTTGTGTATCGTTGTAATGGCAAGGGAGCACAAGCAGTAGTAGCTGTTGGTAATTTAATTGCGACAGCGATATACCCAGGTACTTATGGTAATAAAATAGAAATAGAAATAGTAAAAAACGGGGATTTATATAAAGTAAACACCTATGTATCCAGTGTTCTAAAGGATACACAAATAGTAGAGGATATCAGTGGTTTAAAAACTAATAATTATGTGATATTTGACTCAGTAACTGCAAACGATTTAGATTTAAATGAATCTGCTGGAATCCCACTCACTGGCGGTGAAGATGGAGTTGCGGTAGCTAGTGATTACACGAACTTTTTAAAGCGTGTAAAAAGCTACACATTTAACACGATGGTCTTACCTACTACTGTCTCAACAATTCCAAAAGCGGCGGTTGATGTTGTAAAAGACATGAGAGACAGCAAAGGACGTAAGTCACAAGTTGTTGTAATCAAATATCCAGAAGCAGACTACGAAGGGGTTATCTCTGTAGACCAAGGGTATAAGATTGGATCCGTAGAATATCCAGTCGAAAGCTTTGCTTGTTATGTAGCAGGATTAACAGCATCAAGTGCAGTTAATCAGTCGAACACATACCATGTGATTAACGGAGCAACAGAGATCATTGATGAGTTAACAGACGAGGAAATCGAAAAAGCCTTAACATCTGGAAAACTAGTGTTGTCCTATCGTCAAGATGGTGCTGTTGTTATCGAACAGGATATCAATACGCTTGTGAATCCAGGTGTTGATAAAAATAGTATGTTTGCTAAAAACAGAGTGATTAGAGTATTAGATGACATTGCAAACGTAGTATCTGAAAAGTTCCACATGTCTTACATCGGTAAAGTTGACAATACCGAGAATGGTAGAACACTTTTTAAAGCGGATTTAGTAAATTACTTTAACAGCCTATACGAGATGAGTGCGATACAAGAATTTAGTGCTGACGACATTGTTGTAAGCAAAGGTGAGTCAATCGATAGTGTTGTTGTAAATGTAGCAGTACAACCTGCAGATGCGATGGAAAAATTATATATGACAGTCAATGTCAATTAGAGAGAGAGGTATAAGCTATGGCAGATAAAATTTTGTTAGCTCAAGATACGATTAGTGGACAAGAAGGTACGGCGACCATTAATTACAACGGTCAGATTGAAACCTTATTTTATTTAAAAGAATTAGAGGCTAATGTTGAAAAAAACAAAGAGCCAGTAAAGACTCTAGGTAAACGTGGAGAACAACATAAAGCGACTGGCTGGACTGGTTCAGGGAGTATGACTATTTACTATACAACATCATTGTTTAGAAAAATTATGATGGAGTATGTAAAAAAGGGACTTGATGCGTATTTCACGATTACAATTACAAACGAAGATCCTACATCTTCAATCGGAAAACAAACAACTGTTTTGTATAACTGCAATCTAGATGAAGTTGTGATTGCTAAATTAGCAGTTGATGACAGTGTATTGGAGGAAGACGTAAGTTTTACGTTTGATGATTTTGATATTTTAGAGGCGTTTACTACGCCAACGAACATGTAAAATAGGAGGATAAATGATGGCAGAAACTATAATGGACTTTTTGTTAGAAGAAGCAAACAAAGAAGTGATAGAAGAAGTGGTGATATCCGAACGTTTAGCTTGTCATACATTTAAGATTAAGCCAATCGGCGGTGAAGTGTATGCTAATTTACAGACGATGTGTACTACAAGAAAAAAGAAAAATAAAGTTGACTTTGATCAAAAGCGTTTTACTGAACAGGTCATTCTTTTAGGTTGTATGGAACCCAATTTCAAGGATGCGGATACAATTGCAAAAGCAAAAGTAACAACCCCAGAACAACTATTATATAAGTTATTGCATGCTGGTGAAATTAACACTTTAGGATCTGAGATCTTAAAATTGAGTGGGTTCAATCAAGACATGGAAGAGCTGGAGGAAGAAGCAAAAAACTAATGAAAGATAATCCAGGCGAAAGTTCTCTCCTGTATTTTTGTTTGCACAAATTGCACTGGGAACCATCAAAGTATTATGGATTATCAAGAAGAGAAAAAGCAGTAATCCTAGTATTAATAAAAGAACGGATTGAAAATGAAAAGAAACAAAAAGCCAAAATTAAAAAAGGTAAGAAGAGAGGGAGGTAAGTAGATGATACAGAGTACAATATCAATCAATGACAAGATGTCGCCTATACTGCAGAAGATTACAAAAAATATGAATGTAATGTTACAAGTCATGTCAGGCATTGATAGTAGTTTGGGCGGTTCTTTCCACACCGAAGAAATCGAAAATATGACGGCGAGTATACATGAAATGAACGCTGGCTTTGAAGAAACGCAACAGCAAGTAGAAGATAACAATCAATTGCTAGGTAATATGAAGAATAATATCAAGCACTTGCCTCCTGAAGCTGATAACGTGACCACTAAATTAGATGACTGGCGGATGAAATTGCTTGCGGTGAATGCTGGATTGGATTTAGTAAAAAAGGGATTTTCAGCAATCCGATCTGTTGCAAGTAAGGTAAGTAAATTTTTGAGTGCCTATGACACGGAGCTACAAGCAACCACCCAATTAAAAGTAGTCATGCAGAATCAAGGTAATTCGTTAGATGATTACCAGAATATTTTAGATAAAGCCTCATCATTGCAAACAACTACTACTATTGGAGATGAGGGGTACATAGGAGCAGCAGCGGAACTAAGTACTTATCTAGCTGATGCACAAGCAGTATCCGATTTAATGGACACTTTTTCTAATTATGCCATAGGAATGGCAGGTGGATCCGACATTGGCTACAAAGAAGCGGTAGACTACGCAACCCAATTAGGTAAAGTACTAGAAGGATCTTATGATGGTATCACAAGGAAAGGTTTTGCTTTATCAGATGCACAAAAAGAAATTATCGAAAATGGAACAGATATGGAAAAGGTTGCTGTTATCGCAGATGTGATTAATCAGTCATGGGACGGATTAGCTGAGGCAATGGCAAACACTCCAACAGGAAGTTTAACACAAACAAAAAATCTCTTAGGAGATATCCAAGAAGAAATAGGAAAAGGATTATATCCTGCCGTATTACAATTAAATGCGACTTTAATAAAAACACTAAATAGTGGAGA